TAAAAAGCTACATCTTGGATAAATTTTAAACCAAAGTACAGGCTCTCTTGCACTTTATTAAAATCTGTTATATAGATTAATCACTATACATAAAAAATAAACATAGAGCGTGGACGCGTATAGTCGACTGCCCCTAGGGACTACGTTCTGATATTCTAGGAGGAATATTATTATGGCAAACACAACATTTACAGGACCGGTAAGATCGGAATCAACTGTAAAAGTTTCAACAAAAAACACTACAACTGGTGCACATACAGATAAAGTGGTTGTTGGAACAAATTCAACTGGAGACACTTCAAGCAACACAGCTGGATCTGTTGAATTAAAAGCAGCATCTACAAACACGATGACTCTTCAAACGTACCAAGCTACAATTACTGTATCTAATGGTGCTACTACAGGTAAAGAAGCGTCTATTGGAATGCCCGCAAACTTTGCACCTTTAGCTATTGGTGTAAACGTAACTACAGCAGCAGCAAACGCTGTAAACTTAGTGGACGTTGGAGATGATGCAGACACTGATTCTTATTTAGACGGTGCAAGTATCGCTGTTAACTCTACAGGGTTCAAAGGTATCTTTGGATGTAATGGAGTTAGAGGATTAGGAACTGGAACATCTGGTGCAACAGGAACTGCTGATGAAGTAGAAGTTGTTGTAAGTGGTGACCCAGGAGGAGATACAGTTATAAGATTAACTTTTATAGGTATCTTAGGAGCATAATTATTAACTTTAGTTACAGTGGGGGCTTTGCCCCCACAGTTTCTTGATTAAGGAGGGAAACGATGGCAGACACAGTAACAGGACCTACTATCTTGCAACAGAATGACAAGAGAGTAACCATTAAAATAGTAAATCAATCAGACGGAACAGGCGGCACAACTGTATTTGCAGATGTATCTGCACTTGCAGCTAACGTATCTGGAGAAAGTCCAACACATTTAACACTACAAAGATTGTGGTATTCTTGTTCAAATGGTGATGGAAAGGACTCTTTTGCTCGTTTAGACTATGAAGATTCAGATGGAGATATTCCAATTGTAACTTTAATAGGAGCTGGATATTGGGATTTTAGAGAATTTGGTGGAATTCCAGCAAATACTTCATCTAACTCAAATGAAAACGATGTAAACTTTGTTGTACCAGGTGCAGCTGATTCTGGAAATACTTACACAGTTATTGCAGAGTTCTTGAAGAATTATTAGGAGGGTAACGGATGGCCAATACAACTTCCGGCACAGTTACTTTCGATAAGGGTTTTGCAGTTGATGATATCATTGCAGAGGCATACGAACGAATAGGTTCACAAGTAACTTCTGGATACCAGTTAAAATCAGCAAGAAGATCTCTCAACATTCTTTTTCAAGAATGGGGTAATAGAGGTTTGCACTATTGGGAAATAGGTGACACAAATATTGATCTTATTGAGGGCCAAGCAGAGTATTCTTTTTTTAGATCTAGTGATGATGGCACTTCGGCTGTAACTGTTGGAGGCACAAGTGGCTCTAGCACGTTTGGTTTAGCTGATGTACTAGAGGCAACATTTAGACAAAACAGAACACAAACAACACAATCCGATTCTGCTTTAACTAAAATAGATAGATCAACATATTCTGCAATTGCTAATAAATTAACAAAAGGCACACCAGCTCAATACTTTGTGCAAAGATTTATTGATAAGGTTACAGTCACTTTATACCCAACACCAGATTCATCAGCAGCATCAAAAGATGTTCACATTAATTTTGTTAAAAGAATACAAGATGCAGACTCCACATACACAGATGCAACAGACGTGCCATTTAGATTTGTGCCTTGTATGGTATCAGGATTAGCATTTTATTTAGCACAAAAGTATGCACCTGACAGAGTTCAAGCGTTAAAACTATATTATGAAGACGAGTTAGCGAGAGCGTTAGCAGAAGATGGTTCTTCTACAAGCACTCACATAACTCCGAAAAACTATTACCCGAGTATTTAATTATGCCAAAATATGCAAAAGCAATATCAGATAGATCAGGACTTGAGTTTCCATACGATGAAATGGTTACAGAGTGGAATGGCTCTTTTGTTCACATATCTGAGTATGAAGAAAAACATCCACAGTTAGAACTTAGAGCTAACAGAGGAGCAGAACAACAAGGTTTAAGAAATGCTAGACCTCAAAGAATAGAAAATGAAGTTTTAATATTATTAAAACCAGATGCTTTTGAAACTATATCAGCTAGTTCTGGAATTATAAACGTAGCAGAACAAGGGCACGGTAGATCCACTGGAGATACAGTGAGATTTAGAGGTGCAAGGCACACAACATCAGACCCAGATGGTTTTAAAAATCCAAAAAATTTTGATGGTATTACAGGATCAAATATAGCAAAAGCTGCTGGTTACTCGATTACTGTTGGTAAAAGAGATTCTAGTGGAAATATT